TGCGAAAATATCCCGTCCAGCTCGTTGCCTATTCAGCGAGAACCGCTTCAGCCGTTGCTGCGCGATTAGCACCGGCAGGAATTCGGACTGAGCCGATAGATGGTCTTGACTACGCCCAAAGCTGCGATGAGTTACTGGGAGCAATCTCATCTCAGCGGTTAGTTCACTCGGGACAAGATGAACTGACTAAACAATGCCTATCCGCTGTCAAGTTGCCTTTCGGTGACGGCGGATGGGTAATGGGCCGTAAAGTCTCAAATGCAATTATCTGTGGAGCTGTCGCATCTGCTATGGCAACTCATTACGCCACTAAATCAAATGATGGTGCGGATATAGTCATCTTGTAACACAAACCCTTTACAATAAAGGCTCAATGGGTGCTATCAGAGATTTCTTCTTTCCACAAGTAACCGCGCAAACGCCGCAGAAGGTTAGCGACGTAACCGCCGCATTGACTCCAGTTCAAATCACCGATTCCGTCTATAACATTTTGGGCGGTGCTACTAATTCAACGCGCCAATTGGCTATGAGCGTTCCTTCAGTTGCTCGCGCTAGAAATATCATCTGCGGAACTATCGGATCACTCCCATTAACAACTTTCAATCGCATTACGGGACAATATGTTGATCCGCACCGAGTTATCAATCAACCTGATCCTCGCGTTGCTGGCTTCGTAATATATAACTGGCTTGCTGAAGATATTTGGCTTTATGGAGTCGGTTATGGACAAGTATTGGAAATGTATTCAACAACCGATGGCGGTCGAGTAAGAGCTTGGACTCGCGTTAGCCCAGAGCGCGTCACAGTTGATACAGATTTCCGCAATACAGTAATTGAGTCATACAAAGTTGATGGAATGGCCGTTCCTAACTCTGGAGTCGGTTCGCTTATTCGCTTTGATGGCCCAGATGAAGGATTATTGCACCGCGCTGGTAAAACAATCAGCGCAGCTGTGTATCTTGAAAATGCAGCGGTTAATTACGCCAAAGAACCTAACCCTTCAATGATTCTTAAGAGCAACGGCACTAACCTAACTGCCGAAAGAGTTTCATCACTTCTTAGCGCTTGGCGCACTGCTCGTCAATCTCGCTCAACGGCTTTTCTTAATGCAGATGTTGATCTAAAAGAATTCGGCTTTGATCCTAAATCATTACAACTTGCCGAAGCTCGTCAATATGTGGCTTTAGAATTGGCTCGGGCTTGCGGAATCCCAGCCTACTTCTTGAGCGCCGAAACGACTTCGATGACTTACTCAAACGCTGTGTCTGAGCGGCGCTCACTAGTTGATTTCTCACTTCGCCCGATTCTCAAAGCAATCGAGGAGCGTCTATCGCTTCCGGACTTTGTGCCAAATCCTGTGATGGTGAGATTCTCACTTGACGACTTCTTACGCGGCAACGCTTTGGAACGCGCTCAAGTTTATGAAATCTTGAACCGCATCGGCGCGATGAGCGTTGAGCAAATTCAACGCGAGGAGGACTTGATTCCTAATGAAAATTAATATGCCAATGGTCGTAACTGCGGCCGATACAGTAAAGCGCACAATCAGCGGAACGATTGTCACTTGGAACGAGCAGGGCAACACTTCAGTTGGTCCGACAGTTTTTGCAGCTGACTCAATTGAAATGAAGCCGGTTAAATTGCTTCTCGAACACGATCGTACTCGTCCAATTGGCAAGTTGATGAGCCACGAAGTCACCTCAAACGGAATCATTGCAACCTTCAAGATTGCTAACACGATGGCTGGCGAAGATGCGCTAGTTGAGGCAACCGAAGGCCTACGCGATGGATTCAGCGTCGGCGCACAAATTAACGAGTGGACAAACGTTAAGGGCGTTATGCAGATTACTTCAGCAACTCTTGACGAAGTTTCCCTTGTAACTGATCCAGCAATTGACAGCGCTCGCGTTAGCGAAGTCGCAGCTTCAGAAAACGAAGCACCAAAAGAAGATTCTGCTCCGGCAACCGCTGAAGCAGACAACCCAACCGAAGGAGAACAAGTGTCAGACACTACCGTTCCAGCTCCTGCCGAAGAAACGGTAGAAGCTGCTAAGGTGGAAGCCGCTGCGCCACGCCCAGCGTTTTACACCGCTCCTCGCCTTGAGTTCACAAAGGCGAAATACCTCGAGAATAGCGTTCGCGCTAAGCTCGGTGATGATGCTGCTCGTCAGTATGTAATGGCCGCAGATGACACCACAAGTAACAACAGTGGCCTAATTCCCACCAGACAAACAACGGACATTATCAATCCGTTATCAAACGCAGATCGTCCAGCTGTTGATTCAGTATCAAGCGGCGTTCTACCAGATGCAGGAATGTCTTTCGAGATTCCTAAGCTCACCGCAGTTCCAACAGTCGGCGAAGAAGCTGAAGCAGCTGCAATTGATGAAACAGGAATGACAAACGAATTCCTTTCAGTATCCGTGAAGAAGTATGCCGGAGGACAAACCTTCTCTGTTGAACTTCTTGATCGTTCTTCACCAGCGTTCTTTGATGAACTCGTTCGTCAGATGGAATACGCATACGCAAAGGCGACTGACGTTGCAGTAATCGCTGGCCTTGTTGCTGGCGGAACTGACGGCGGAAACCGCACTCTTGATGCTGCTGGCTTCCTTGACTTTGTTTCCGATGCTTCAGTTTCTGTTTATAAGGGAACTCTCGGAACCGCGACAAACATTCTTGTTTCTCCAGAACAATGGGGCAACATTATGAACCTCGCTGATGCTGGTCGTCCGATTTATCAGAACCTCATTGGCCCATCAAATCAAGGTGGCAATCTCTCCGGTGGCGCAGTTCGCGGCAACGTTCTTGGACTAAACCTCCGCGTTGCTCGTAACCTCGCAACCGCAGCTCCAACTGGTGATAACTCAATCATCATCATCAACCCAGACTCCTACACTTGGTATGAGTCCTCACGTTTCCGTCTACAAACAAACGTCGCACTAAACGGCCAAATTGAGGTCGCTTACTACGGCTACGGCGCACTTGCAACAAAGGTTGCAGCTGGCGCTTACAAGTGGATGGTTGCATAGTTAGAACCCTAAAAGTGACGGCCAGTCCGCTCCCGAGCTGGCCTGTCACCCTCTAGATCGAAAGGACGGCGAGATGCCAACAATTGTTACAGCCTCACAGCTCAGGACGATTCTTGGCGTCTCGTCATCTCTTTATTCAGATGCTTATCTTGACGATATTTGCGATGCTTCCGAAAACGTTATCCTTCCAATGCTTGTCACTTTCCAAAGCAAAGTGGATAAAGTTTATTTAGAAAATAACGTTGCTTATTTCCACACCGCGACAATTCACGAATTTACCGAAGGTCAATCGGTTGTTATCACAAGTGTCGGAGCGCCATTTAACGGCACTCACACAGTTACAGATGATTTAATTGGCCCCTATGTATTTACCGCCGCCATCACAAATGCTGACGTATTGGAAAAGAACATTATCCCAGCCGGAAACGCTGCGCTCTCTGGCGCATCAACCTATGTGGGAAATGCCAACGTCGAAGCTGCCGTTTTGGCTATTTCTGTCGAAATCTTCCAAGCCAGAACTGCCGCTGGAGGATCGATCGAAGGCGTAGATTTTGCAGTCACACCTTACAGACTTTCTAAGAATTTATTGGCAAAGGTAACCGGCCTACTTGGCCCCTATCTTGACACCGATGCGATGGTGGGTTAATGCCCGCCTCAACAGTTTTATCTTCTATCCGGACACCGCTGGCTACTGCACTCGCCTCCGTTTCGGCTAACGTTTATTCATACGTTCCCGAATCTGTGCAAGTTCCAGCGGTTATTCTTGTTCCAGATTCACCTTATTTAGAATTAAACACAATCAACGACTCAACAATTCACGCCAAGATTAATATGACAATTACTTGCGGAGTTGCTTATCTTTCCAATCCAGCATCTCTTGACAATCTTGAGCAGCTTATTTTTTCAGTTTTGGCAGTAATTCCGGACGGCTACACAGTCGGCCCAGTAGAACGGCCATCGGTTACGCAAGTGGGTGCAGTCAATTTATTGGTTGCCGATATTCGCGTTTCCACCTATTACACACAAACCAACTAAGGAGAAAACGTGGCAACCACAGTAATTACCGGTCGCGACATTTCGCTGTCTTTCACAGGTGGAACGGACATCGAAGCCCAAGCGACAAACGCGGTATTGACTAAGACCAACGTTCGCGAGACCTATCAGACTCTCGACGGCGAGGCTTACAAGACAGTAAACATCGAAGGCACTTTCCAGCTAGATATGCTCGCAGACTGGGGCAAGGCAAACTCTGTATGCGAAGCTCTTTGGGCAGCAGCAGAATCCGCACCAGATACAACCATCAGCGTAACCTTGACCGCCGCAACTGGCGCACAATTTGTTTTCCCAATCCTTCCAGAATTCCCCACAGCTGGCGGATCAGGAATTGACGCACAAACAGTATCGTTCACCTTCAAAGTATCGAAGGGCGACGTAACAGAGACCTTCAGCTAAGAGATCGGAGCATCGGGAGATGAAGTTATCAATCACAATTAAATACAACACGGGCGAGTCGGTTACTTATGTAGCCGGCTTACCCGAGTGGGCTAAGTGGGAACGCAAAACTGGCAAGTCCATTTATTCGATGAAGGATATTTCGGCTTATCAGCAAGCAGACTTCTTAGATCTTGCTTATTTCGCTTACAAGCGCGAAGCGGCAGGGAAGCCCACTAAGTCTCAGGAAATCTGGGAACTGTCCATTGATGAAATGCTGATTGGAGATGAAAGCCCAAAAGCTACGAGTCCGGAAGCGTAAATCGGCTTCTTGTCGAAGTCGCAATAGCGACCGGAATCCCAATGAGCGAGTGGACGGACATCGAACAAGTATTAACGGCAATTGAGATATTGAAGGAGCGCAAAGGTGGCAGATGAACCAATCAGCTATGACAAGCGCGAACTTCGTTCAATCATTACCGCGTTCAAAGCGATGGACGATGAAGCTATTGATGCGGCTAAACGCGAAAGTTTTGCGCTCGCTCAATATGCCGCCAACGAGGTTAAGGCCTACGGCATCACCAGAACCTTTGGACAAGCCGTTGTCAATCGCATTACTTCTGGCGTTAAAGTTTCCAAAACCTCGAAGATTGGCGAGTTCTCTTACGGATTCGCGAGTCAGCGTTTCTCTGGTGGAGGATCAACTAAAGACCTCTGGGCAGGTTACGAATTCGGATCTAATCGTTATCGTCAGTTCCCACGACGCACCCCACGCAAAGGCAGAGGAAATTCTGGCTATTTCATCTATCCGGCACTTCGCAAAATTCAGCCTCAATTGATTGCTAAATGGGAAGATGCGTTTTCTAAGATTCTCGGAAAGTGGGACGACTAATGGCTGGAAGTAGAACTCTCAAGTTATCAATCCTCGCTGACGTTGATGATTTAAAAAAGAAGCTGGATATTGGCTCCAAAGAGGTCGAAGGCTTTGGCGGTAAGTTAGAAAAGTTTGGCAAGATTGCCGCTGCGGCTTTTGCCGCTGCCGCTGCTGCGGCTGCCGCTTATGCTGGCAAATTAGCCATTGAAGGGGTCAAAGCGGCGATAGAAGATGAAGCTGCTCAGAAGCGCCTAGCCCTTGCCTTACAAAACGTCACAGGAGCCACAGAAGCCCAAATTGCGGCAGTTGAGGAACAGATAAGCAAGACGGCTCTGGCTACTGGCGTAGCAGATGATAAGTTGCGTCCAGCGCTTCAAAGACTCGCAACAGCCACAGGATCAGTCTCCGAATCTCAAAAACTATTAACTCTTGCCCTTGATATTTCAGCCGCCACCGGCAAAGACGTTGAAACAGTTTCCAACGCATTAGGTAAAGCCTACGAAGGCAACACCGCTTCTCTGGCTCGTTTGGGTATCGGTTTATCAGCTGCCGAAATCAAAACAATGGGATTGCAAGGCGCAGTAACGCAATTAGGTGAAACCTTTGGCGGTGCAGCTGCTACTCAAGCTCAAACTTTTGAAGGTCAGATTGCTAGGTTAAAAGTCGGCTTTGATGAAGCCAAAGAAGCAATTGGCGCTCAACTATTGCCAGTCATTCAGAGACTTCTTGATTACGTTGTGAATGTTCTCATTCCTAAGTTCCAAGAGGCTAAGCGAGCAGCAATTGATCCAATCGTTCAGGCATTTAAGAATAACGAAGCAGCTCTGCGCGACTTATGGTCTTTCATTAAAACGTATCTCGTTCCCATTTTTGAAACGGCTTTAGTGGGCGCGATTAAATCAGTCGGAGCCACAATTGCTGGAATCATCAACATCATTGGCACAGTCACCAGCAAAGTTAAAGAATTGGCTAATGACGTTATTGACGCAGTTAATAAAATTATCCGCGCTTACAACTCAATTCCCATTCTGCCTAACGTCTCAACCATTCCCAATATCTCCACAACAACTACTTCTAGGACTGGAAGCGTTCCAACGGCAAGCCTCCCATTTGGCGGCGCTTCAATCATTCCACCATCGAGCGGTTCGGCTAACGTAACACCTTCAACGCCTACAACAAGAGTTACAACGCCAACAACATCAGCGCCGAAAGTCACAACAACCCCAAGCGTCCCAGTTGGATCATCTAGCGCCATTACAGTTCCGATATCCTTCGGCGGATTCTCAAGATTGGCAGATGCTCAAGGAATCGCCCCTGTAACCATTAACGTCAATGCCCCGAGTGCAATTGATGAAGAAGGCTTCACTCGAGCAGTTGTCTCAGCTCTCAACAATTCAAACTCTCGCGGAACTGGTGGCGGAAGCCAGTTGTTTGGAATTAGACAAGAGTTATGACAGCTTGGACACCAGAGTATCGCGTTTTAATTAACGGCACAGATGCCACAGATTTAACCCTTGTCGGCTTCACGGCTACTTCTGGACGCACCGACGTTAATACCCAAGCCCAAGCTGGTTATTGCAATTTGCAGCTCATCAATGCGACCAACGCGTTTTATGATTGGAGCGTTAAT